GAGCATATGGAATATGTCGAACTGAAAAGAGAGACACTTACAGACAGAATAAAAAGAGGGTTAAAAGAGATGAGACCCAATCTTGAATGGATAGAAGAATGGAAGGAGAAGCGATGAGCATAATACTTAATAGGGGAGGATTTGCTCCTCTATTATTTTTATATCCAAATTATAAAAAAGTATTGAAAATCGATAAAAAAAGGCGCTATAATATTAATGTAAGGTAGAGATAGGCAAAGACGAAGCCTACATAGAAAGGAGCAAAACAATGAAGAAACAGATAGGGTGGTTTCACTTAAAGGAAGACACGGAGTTTGATAACACATATGAGTGTGCGGCTTGGTACGAGAGAGTCCTTGTTAAGGCAGGAAAATATCCAGTAGTAGTATATGATTATAGGGAAAAGGAAAGAGAAGATGGGGTTGAGGTTGATGGTCACATTGGAAGTGCTTATGTTATAATGGATGGCACTATAACAAGTGATTACTTTGGAGCGATGTTTTGTGGAGTGCCAGTAGGCACATACGATAACAAACAGAATGCTGGCAAGGAGAGTTCATATTCAATGCACTCATACTTATACGGCATAGCGGATGCAATCTTAAATAAAAATGAGATATATATGAGGAAAGGAGAGTGGGAGTTGTTCCCGGAATACGAAGCAAGGGAAATCAAATTTGAATATGATGGTGAAGAACATACAACGCATGGTATATTTCTGAAAGGAGAACAATAATGGATTACGATTACAGAGAAGCAATGCGTAATGACATAAATGACGCAATAGACGAAAAGGAAAGATGGATAGGAAAAACTATTAAGGAGGCTTACGAAGATGTAGATGAGGCATTCGACCAATTATATGATGATATGTGGGTAGAAAGATAAAAACGATGGTTTGACAATAGTAAATGCATTATGATAAAATTATATTAAGATTATTTAAAAGGCGGTTAAAACTTAAAATAACCGCCTTATTTAGCGTTTTAGAGGAGGATAAAAGGTGAATTTGTTCTGCGTGTATGAGCACGTATTTCCAAACGGCAAACGGTATATCGGAATATCCAGCAATGCTGAAAAGCGGTGGCGCAACGGCAAAGGCTACGAAACACAGCCAAAAGTAGCAAGGGCAATCAAGAAATACGGATGGGACAATATTGAGCATAACATCATTGTAGACGGTGTGACAAAAGGACAAGCCGAAACGCTTGAGCGGTACCTGATAGCCGAATTGCATACGATTGATAACGGCTACAATGTGGCAATAGGTGGCGAAAATATAAAAGGGTATTATCTTGATGAATATATACTATCTATGATAAGGTACGCTGAAAAACGGTTTCCGTTCGCAGTTGCACCTATAATGTTTACAGACGGAAAGATAAGCATAGTTGATGTAGTGGCAGCGGGTAAAACCGAAAAAGGCAGAGCGGAATGGGCAAACGAAGCGTCAAGGGCGGTAATACACAAGCACCGAAAATACAGCACCACAGACGAAGATGATGTCCTTTGCTTTTGGTGGCATATGCGAGAATACTATTTACTTTCGATTAAGATGGAAATGGGGCAAGATGTGACATCTTGGGAAGAAAACGGTTGCCCCTTGGAAAGATTTAAGGAGGAGAAATGCTTAAAATCGAGTATGTAAAGAAAGAGGATTTGAAGCCATACGCTAATAATGCCAAGATTCACACGGCAGAGCAGGTGGAGCAGATTAAAAAATCAATAGAAGAGTTTGGATTTAATGACCCCGTGGCAGTATGGCACGACAATGAGGTAATAGAGGGACACGGCAGATTGATGGCGGTAATGGATATGGATGATATTACCGAAGTGCCGATTATAAGACTTGATAATTTATCAGATGAAGAACGCAAGGCTTATATGCTGGTGCATAATAAGTTGACAATGAATACCGATTTTGATGACGATTTGCTTGACATAGAACTGGGCGATATACTGAATATAGATATGACCGACTTTGGATTTGAACTCGCACTTGATGATGAGCCGAAAGAGGTGGTAGAGGATGAAGCTCCAGAAGAGGTAGAAACCAGATGCAAACTGGGGGACCTCTGGCAACTGGGAAACCACAGGCTTATATGTGGCGATAGCACGGATGCAAATGTTATTGATAGGCTTATGGATGGGGTAAAGGCTGAGTGTGTGTTTACAGATCCACCATACAACATAGCAAGCGACAGCAAGAACTTTGCGGCTGATGTTTCAAAGGCAATGAAAAACCTATCTGAAAGCGAATGGGACAAGAATTTTGACATCAGAGAAGTGCTTGACAATATTCTTGTTTCTATTGCTGAAAATGCAACGGTTTATGTGTGTACTTCTCATTTCCTTGCATCAGATATATGGGCTTGGATGAAAGAATGGGCAGACCATTATTCATATTGCGTATGGAGCAAGCCAAATCCGATGCCATCGCTGTCAAAAAGACACTGGACTTGGAATACAGAACTGATTTGTTATGCAACAAGGGGAAAGCATACTTTTAACTTCCCAAAAGAAGGACATGCGTTATCTACATGGACTATAAACAAAAAGAATGGAGATACTGGGCATCCGACAGAAAAGCCTGTTGAAGTGCCAGCAATGGCTATTTCACATTCAAGCAAAGAAAACGATGTTGTGTTAGACCTTTTCGGCGGTAGTGGTAGCACACTAATAGCATGTGAACAGTTAAACAGAAAATGCTATATGGCGGAGCTTGACCCGAAGTATTGCGATGTCATAATTCAGAGATGGGAAAACTTTACAGGAGAAGAAGCAATCAAAATATGAGGATATATATAAGCGGTGCCATGGCATCGTGTAAAGATACATATAAGCGTATATTTAACCAAAAGCAAAAGGAACTTGAAGAACTGGGGCATATAGTAATAAACCCAGCATTATTACCGAATGGCTTGCCCCACAATAAATATATGCCGATGTGCCTTTCAATGATAGAGGGAGCAGATGCGGTATATATGTTCAACGATTGGAAGAACAGCAAAGGCGCATTACTTGAGTTAGCCTATGCCAACTACCAAGGCAAGACGGTTATATATGGAGAGTAGTTATGGCAAGACCGAAAAAAGAGATAGACCAAGACCAGTTTGAGAAGTTGTGCGGATTACAATGCACGGAATCGGAAATAATGGGATGGTTTGATATTACCGATAAAACATTAACAAGATGGTGTAAAGATACCTATGGTGAAAGTTTCTCCGAAGTTTACGCCAAAAAGCGTGAAAAGGGTAAAATATCCTTACGCAGAGCGCAGTTTAGATTGGCAGAAAAATCGGCATCAATGGCAATATTCCTTGGCAAGAACTATTTGGGGCAGAAAGATGTTGTCGAACAGACAATAACGCAGATAGAAGACCTTACACCTCTTGCGGAGTTATTAAATGCAGACGATTGAGTGGAAACCATTTTCAAAAAAGCATAAGCAATACATAAAATCCGCATTAAACAACAAGATGTGCGTAGCGGAAGGTGCCATCAGAAGCGGTAAAACAATAGACCATTGCATTATCGCTTCTATGTACCTTGAAACTTGTAAGGATAAAATACACCTTGCAAGCGGAAGTACCGCAGGTAATGCCAAACTCAATATTGGAGCGTGCAACGGATATGGGCTTGAAAACCTATTCAAAGGCAGGTGCAGATGGGGAAAGTATAAGGGAAACGAATCCCTTATAATAAACACTAAAACAGGCGAGAAGATTGTAATATTCGTTGGTGGTGGTCAAGCCGACTCATATAAGAAGATACTTGGCAACTCCTACGGATTATGGATAGCAACCGAGATAAACGAGCATTATGATTGTGATGATTCACGCAGTTCGTTCATTAAGGTTGCTTTTGGTCGTCAAACAGCCGCAGACAGACCGTTGGTATTATGGGACTTGAACCCATCCAGCCCAGCAGACCCAATATATGAGAATTATATTGACTTGTATAAGGAACAGTACAAAGGCGGTTACCAATATCAGCATTTCACAATGGCAGACAATCTTTCTATCAGCCCAGAACGACAGGAAGAGATAGCAAGCCAATATGTAGAAGGCTCAATATGGTACAGGCGTGACATATTAGGTGAAAGGTGTATCGCAGAGGGTCTTATTTACCCTATGTACGAAGAAGCCAAAGGAACAGCCAATTTTAAGCCTAAAGCAGACGGTTCTATGGAGTTTTACGATGAAATAGGGTTATCTATCGACTACGGCACACAAAACGCTTTTGCGGCAATTCTCTGGGGCAAATATCAAGGCGTATGGTATGCGTACAAGAATTACTACTATTCTGGACGCAAAGAAGGGCATCAAAAAACAGATGAAGATTATGCTGACGATTTAGATTTACTTACTGATGATATTGTGTTACAATACGGTCAGAAGATAGAAGTAATCATAGACCCTTCTGCGGCATCAATGAAAGCCACACTGCGTAGGCGAAGCAGATACAAAGTAAGAGATGCAGACAACGATGTAGAAGATGGGATAAGAGAGACCGCAACAGCCTTGCAAAAAGGCTTGGTAAAGATAGACCCTAACCTTGAATATTTCTGGAAAGAAATAGCAGGTTATGTATGGGATAATGATGAGGGAAGAGAAAGACCGATAAAGATAGACGACCACGATATGGACGCACTCCGTTATTGGGTCAAGACTAAACGCATTGTAAAAAGGAGGCATTGATGTTTAGAGGCGTTACACCGACATACACTTTTATAGC